CCAGAGTCTAGGCCAGCTTCCCAGCTTACGCTGGAGCTAAGCCAGCCGCATCGGATAGCTATCCGATTATTCTCCAATTCCTTATCGGATTGGGGCGGCACTTCAGTGAAATACTGAAGCAAACTCTGCCAGCCTTCGATGGGACGGCGCTCACTCCTCATTCGAGGAATAAGGGCCGACACCTCCCAACGGTGAAGTTGAGGGTTCCACCTATGTTTTAGGTGGTCCTCCTCTCCAGATCCATGAGAGGTCCATCCAAAGGCACCACTATCGGATGATACCCAGCGTATGCTCTTAGCATACTTACTAGGTACTGTCGATTGGAGCCAACTAGCAGTCTCGAGGAGTCCCTTCTTAAAGAAGTTATTCCGCGAAGCTACTGTCGACACCACCGATAGGGGCCGGGTCTCATCACAAACCTCAAGGACGTAGGCAGGAGTCACATCGACTCCCTCATACGCATCCATTCCACAGCTCTCGCGGAAGTTACCTTCCGTAAAAGTCTTGGTTTGGTTAACCTTGAGACCCAGCTCCGTGAGGAGCTGGATGAGTACCCCACACACGTCTACGGGAACAATAATATCGTCCCCATAGACTCGGACCAACCTAGCAGCGCTCTCCATTGTTGAGCGCCCAAGCCCCCACTTCCGCACGTATATTACGGCGGTAATGGCTGCGAAGGCGTAAACAATGCTTTGCACTGGAAAGGTAAGGGAAGATCCCATAGGTGCATACTTCCGCAATACAATGTATGGCGGAAGCTGCTGGTCAATTCTATTGACCAGCCACCTTGTCCGGCAGGCGTGTAGAGCCGTGAGTAAGTCTCGATGAGACCTAAACACACGCTCAATAACGCTGCAAGACAACCGATCAGATGCCGACGATAAATCAATCGTCGCCCTCTGGCCAGTCTGGGATGCTGCAAGCGCATCATTTCGACTTTTCTCCTGATCAGCAATGCTGATGCAGAGGCCAAGAAGAGATGATTGGATCCGACCGTCTAGCTCTCGCCAGATGGCCTGCTGTATCCATTGATGAGAAGTAGGTTCAGCGGCAATAAGCCGTGGCCCCTTCTGCGTCTTGGGCACAGTTATCAGTCGGGAGGGTGCTTCATGACGACGTTTGTCGTAATGGAGTCCTTCCTTCTGGAGATCCTCTTCAAAAGCGTTGAGATTGGCGAAGCCAAACTCATCGATAGGGAAGATCGCTTCCAGTTTCGCAGGCCAAGTAGGAAATGAGTATTTGCTCACTCCTTTCTTGAGATCTGCGACAACTCCCGGTCCATGCTTAGGTCGCATGCTCGCTAGTGATAGCGGGCCGAAGGACGAGACTACTCTATCGCATACGCGCTGGAGTAGTTCAAGTATCTTCGGATCACATCCTCCGCCCTGCCTCGGAAAGAGGTCGAGCTGAGCCGTATCTGCTCTAGGTACGAAATCTGAGAAACTCAGATCTTCATACTTTGACGGGAATACGAGCGTATCGTCAGACCAGTTAAGGTCTGGCTTTCGGATGTGATTCTCGATGTCGAAGAAATCCCGAACTGTCGAGTAGACAGCAGCGGGAGGACACTCCAGCCTCAACTTCTTGACAGCATAGTAGAGCTGCCTTAAGAAGAAGACGGCGGTGTGATCGACATCCGACCTAATCGTACCATCCTCTTGGAAGACTCTAAACATCAGCCCCTGGAATAGTCCAGGGATTGGTGTTCTCGGATGTGCAGGCTTGTGATTAGCAAGCCCACTCCGAGTGTAGAGGCGGGCCGATAAGCACTTATCAAAGTGTTTACCGGACGCTGGCAGGTCTATCGTGAAGAACGGTAGACCTTGGTCTTCCAGAGCCAAACGGAGGCGGGACATGTCCCGTTTCCATTCAGAGGCACTCGTGGGATACACGACGGCAACATCCCGAAGGATGGCGCCATAGAGACCCTCGAGGAAGCTAACGTAGCTTTTCATCATGGGCTTTCTCCAAGTCACATGATCTACGCACGTTAGCGTACTGTTAGGTAAGTGCAACACGCCCCAATGAGGGTGAATACAGGAGGAAACTCCCGAACACGTGTTGTACTACATACCCCTAAACAGATCGTCCAGGATGGGTTCGTATTACTACGATTCCCAACCTATGATCTGGTCAAGAGTGGCGGCTACTTCAAACCCGTTAAGGGCCAAAGTAAGATGCCTTGCATTCACAGGATCATTGCCTCTTTGGAGGCGAATGACCGTATATGACTGGAAGGTTCTATCGCCATTCACAGCATCGAACTCCACTCGCGTCAAATCGACGTGGTGTCGTTCGAACTGGGGTTTACCAGCAACAAGAGACTCCTTCTGATGTCGGATGCGAAGCACGAATTCTTCCGTGCTTGTTCGCAGCTGATACTCAGATGAGTAATTGTCCTGGTTGATCTTCCGTAGAGTCTTAGCGACTCCATTGAAGGTCACACTAACAGTATCGCCAATCATGTTCCTCGTACCTTAAATTCCGCGTCCTGTGTACTTGCCACGAAGAACGGCAAGGGACGCGAGGATCGACAGCCGCCCTGCACCCAAGTAGGGCATAAAGGCGGTCAAGGTAGGAGCACCATTCACAGTGCGCGTCTTCTTCGTACGACGCACGCTGCCGGGTGTCACTGAAATCCAGGAGGGCTTTGTATAAGGTCCCTTCTGGGTGGCGATCTCTACGTCTGTCCGCATTATGCAGATTCGCGTAGGTTTCGCGGGAACAAAGTTACGATGCGCCGACAGGAAATCTCCTATCGACGTAAAGTAATCTATGAGCCAAGACCACGGGAGAATCTCCCATATGGTACTGATCTCAAGTCCCAACCCAAGAGCCGCACGGAAAATGCGATTCTTGTCAGTGTACACGTCACTCCCTGGAGGTGCAGTAGGTAACCACCTAACTGAGCCCCAGAGCTTACCTTCGTAAGCTCTGTTTAACCAGACATACACGTCGACATTGGAATTCCCAAGGACATTGATGTCCGAGAGATTCCCAGATCTACGTGCTAGAGTGATGTTCCGGCGCAACCCTCCCTTCGAAACTAAGCGATTTATCTCGTCGGCTTTCGCCTGCGCGTGACTCGCAAAGTCTAGAAGTTTCGTAAGGTCAGAGATTAGAGGAATCCAGCCAAATTGAACCGCAAGGTTCGCCGCGGCAAGATCCTGTAATCGGCTTCGATCAGCTTGGGCAGCACGCCTAAGCTGAGCTTTGCCAGCTAATAAGACCAAACGAGGGAGGTCACGGAGTTCGGCTATGAACACGGGTAAGTCAACAGCTGGCCTTGAAGGGCTAGTGAGGGCTAAGAGCCGTGTAACAGGGTCGAATCCGTAGCTCCAAGTGGGCAGACTCATGTACTGAAGCATACCAGACGACTGTTCAAAGAGCCTCAGGGGATATTCTCCTGAGTACTCTGTGAATGTCGAGGTACTCGTCGATGACCTACCTCTTATGAAGCCGCTATCATTACTGATAGCGGTTAGAGTTAGGGGATTGACGCCGCCATAGTTTCCTATGACGTCAGTGCATGAATCACTACCGCGATTTGACGATCTAGTCTCATCGACGTTAGTGGACCCCAAGGTCTTTTGTAGTTTGCGGCCAGTGTGAAACTGACCACTCCCTACTTGAGATCTTGTTCTTGTAGCCATAGTGGGTGCTCTAACAGGGACCTGAATGGATAGGACAAGTCCTACAGAGGCCGGATATCCGGC